TATTAATAGCATCAGTATCATCCGTGACTCCATCACCAGTTGCGCCAAAATCTAAAACACTGGCAAAATTATCTAGTTTTGCTTGAAGTGTTTGTACTACTGGATCGCTTGATGATGGCCCAGTTTGCACTGTGTATCCAGCATGTTCGCCTTTGTATGTATAGGTTGTTGCAACATTGAGAATATCACTGTATTGGGTTAGAATTTCTGTGTTTCCAATTGCTGGTGCACCTTCTGCTAGGGTTCCATTTCCAATATATAATTTTCTTTGATCAATTACCCAACCAAATTCTGCACCTGCCAATTGCGGTAAGTTGTCAGCCAATCCTTTTCTATTGGTAATTCGTGATACTTGTACTATTGCCATTTATTAACTCCGATTATGTGTATTTAGCTTGAGATATAGTATTGCTCAACCCTCTTCCACCATTGCTGACGCCAATGCTCAAAGTCATCGCCTTCTACTATAAACTCTTGGTATAGTGGTTGTTCTTTTAGATGACCCATTTCGTCTATGGCTGGCTTAACTGCCATTAGTACAACACCTTTGCGTATGTTTGTACCATATACTTCATTGTGTGCTTCTGCATATGCACAAAGTTGTAGTTTGTAATCTTCAATCCACTCAACTTTTTTTGGTTTGTTTGACTGTTTGAAATCCATTATAGCATGTTCGCCTTTATGAACACCAACACAATCTGTAGTACCAGCATATATACCTGGAAAGTACATAGGTACTTCAACTCCCCATACCTCATCAACGTTACATAATCCTTGTTCTATAACTGCTTGTGCCATTGCGTGTGATTGCCAACTAAAAGGATTATTGCCGCGAGGCTTTATAGTACCATCAATGCAGTAGTTTTCTAAATAGGTATGCATACGTGTACCTCTATTGGCAGCTTCTGTTGTTATTGCTTGTGCTTGTTCTGTTCCTACACGTTTTCGCCAACGTGCCAGTCCTTCTTGTTTTTCTTTAGATTGTGTAGCACCAAGTATTGTGGTAACACTAGGCACCGCTCCGCCATCAGGAGTTGAGTACAATCTCTTGCCATCAACTTGTTTTCTTGAGAGGTTTTTGTATTGGAATTTTTCTATAAGCATCTATCTATTATACTATAGTTTGATCCATTCTGCAAGTTTTTTTGCAATAAGAGCATGTCCATTATGATTAGGATGGGCAAAATTTGGGCGTATGTATTCATTGTCTTGTACACCTAGTAAATGCTCACCATTGTGATCAGTTGCTCCAAGCCAGTCGGCAGCTGTTTCAGAACCACCTTTGTATATTTTGTTAATATCTACACCTGGTAACCATTTAATTTGTCTTATCCATCCAGCAAAGTAATAATCATCAATATCAAGAGATTTACACATTTGTTGCAGTGTAATTACTGCCATGTTGGCCCTAATTGTATCTCGATCGTCATTATGAAAGTGTAACTTTAGTTCTTTAACAAAATCTTTAGCATCACTAGGCCAGTGTTTTCTTTCATCGCTAAAAGTATTCCAACTCATACTTAATGGCCAGTGCATACTTCTTCCGGGATTTGTTAGGAAAAAAATTGCAGTTACATTTTCTAATTTTGACTTTATCAGTTGCAGTACCATATCTTCGATACTTGCACCTGCTGACCCGTAGTTTAAAAATTGTATCCAAACTGTTCTGCAAGTTGATGTCCATAAGGATATTGGCCTAAATCTTCTTTGAGTTCGCCACCTTGTGGCCAACTATCACCAAAAGTGACTAGTGTTTTATGTGAGTGGATTTGAGGCATCTGCCATACTAGCTACAGTGTCTTGTGCTTGATCTACTGTCATTGTATCTGCACCTTCTTCGCCAGTAACTCCAGCACCGACCAGTACAATATTGTCGGCATCTACGTTTGAAATAATATTTTTAAGTGGATCTTGTGTTGCAAGAGTACGCAATTGTTGATCTGTAATGTTGACACCCATGTTGTGTGCCATGCTTAAAAAGACTCCGATTGGAACTGTATGTTGAGTATCCTCGTCATCTGCTCGACCAAGTAGATATTCAGCAAGTGCAGTTAGTTGTTGAGCAGATGGTTTATCTGATCTACTTGTAAACTCAACAATACGCATTTATCTTCTTGCTCTACCAAGAGCCCCATCTTGTACGTCAACATCTACATCAACTGCTTCACCACCTGCTTCTGCATCAACACTTACATCTGCAGTTGCATCAATTGGGTCTGGTGCCATTGGATCTAAAGCTGGTTCGCCTGCAACTTCTTCTTGTCCTGGTACTACTGGAGCAACACCGGTAAGTGTTCCTTGTGCAGTTTCCATTTCAACTTTTGCAGCCTGTATAGCATCAACTAATACTGCTAGACTTTGACCAGCAGCGTCATTGAATGCTTGTGCTTCTGTAGTGCCTATGGTTGTTTGTATTGAACTACTCAATGCAGGTAGATCTTTAAACTGCATTGATGTTACATCTTCTAACATCTTCTGCATTCTGTCAACCATGTCCTGTGCAGCCAACACAACCTGTGCTTGTTGTACTTCACTTTCAGTTAGATAACGTCCTGATTTGGTTCTAAGTTTTGCACCTTCACGCATTTTTGCAAGAATAGCACCAGCAACTCGATCACCGGCAGCTTTGCTTCCGTATCTTTTAGAGGCATCCTTAGCAATCTTTTTAAAGTTCTTTCCTGGTTTTCCTATGTCTTTACCAGCACGAGCTTTTTTTGCACTGTAATCTTCTTTGGCTTCGTCCATGTCTCCGATGTTTATTTTACCATCTTTTACATCTTTTTGAAACTGAGTTGCCGTAGCCATGTCAGCAGTTCCTAAATGTTGTCCGTCTACACTGATTTTTGTTGCACCAGGTTGTGGTTCAAGTTTTACATCTGCTTCACGAACTCTTGCGGCCAAGCCTCTTTCCATCACCAATAATTTTAGATAAGATGGATCTTTTTCACTGCCTGCAAGTGGCTTAGTAGAACGATGTTCGTAGATTAATCCACGTACTTTAGTGAGCATGTCACTGGCCTTTTTACTAGGCATTTTTGTAAAATCAACACGGTTACCAAAAAAACTCTCAAGTACTTTCTGAGACTTTTTGGTCTGAGGTGAATCTAAGTCAAATAATTTCATTGTCGAATCCTTTTTGCTGACAGTATTTAGCAACATTTATACTTTTGGTTAATTGTTTTTGTATGATATTGTATTCATATTTTGCACTGGACAGTCTGTGAAGAACTACTTCTTTACGGAAGTTGTCTGTGCGTGGACTGGTAATAAAATGCCTATAGTGCATCATTTCATTCTGTCTTTGCAACAATTTTTCTTCTAAAGCAACAAGATGTTTTGCATCCGTTGACATTTTATTTTTATCTAAAATACAATAACTCAGTGCAATTCTAACAGAATTACAAGTTAATACAAAAATATCTTTTTTGTAAATTTTGTACTCGTTTGATGACACTTTTTCTATTTCATATTCGCCAAAGGCCATTATACTATCGCCATTGCGAAAAATTGCATTGGGATTTGAATTCAGAAGTTCATCTGCAATTTTATTTAAAAGTTTTTGAGCTTTTTCTGTTACCCGACTACGTAAGTGATCACCAACCATCCAACTGTTCCTAAAAGAGCTGCAATAATTCCTGTTCCCCAGCCTATCAACTGGTCAGTCCTGCGTTGAGTCATTTTCTCAACCATAGTATGGACTTCATTAATCATCATTTCTAAACGATCAACCTTCTTGTCAAGGTTTTCTATGCAGGTTGCCATAGATTTATATCGTTCAGCACATAAATCAACATGTGCTTCTAAACTCTTTTTTTCGATTGGTGTTGTGTCAGCCATCGGTATCTCTAAATTCTTGTTGCAAGTATTTATAAAATCTCATTGATTTTTACTGTTCAAAATTATCAATAATATCAAAGCTAATATTCTTTTTTTCGCCCTTTGCGATAAGATAAGGCATTAAAAAACCTTCGGTATAGGTTTCTGATAGGCCAACTATCATTGGTACACCATGAACTTCTTGTTTTAGTAAACCAAGTGGATCGTTTCCATCACTGTAAATATCAGTGTGTTCTATACCAAAACTAAAAGTCCACATGGTATGTGAATGTTTTTTTATAATTTGAGGATCAGATACATTCAGTGGTTGGGTTTGTAGACTGACGCACTGAAGAATCGTTTCCCAATTGCGTTGTTGATTACGACTGTAGTTCCATTCGTCGATGGTTTTTATTTGTTTGCCTGTGTTGTCTGAGTAACCATTCTGTAGTTTTCTGTAACTTTTGGTTCCAGTTGGCGTGCAGTCAAAGTAGGTCATTACACTAATTGTTTGCATTACGCAGACTCCAGTACACTTGTAGTTTATCAAGCATTTCTTTTAGAGCAGGATCAAAAGGTGATTCTGCTACAATGTCATCTATTTGGTCTGCAATGGGATGGTTTTTTTCTTTTTTTAACACAAGTTCACGTTTTGTGCAGTTTGCACGCCTACGATAAACAGTGTCTCCTCGATCAGGACTTTCATATATCCATTCAGTCTTTTGCATGCGAATATTTAGCCACAAAAAAACCCTAGTTAATAAAAACTAGGGTTTAGTATTTGGTTATAGCAAATTAAGATTATGCTAACTTGAAACCAGCTGTTGTTACATCTGAACCTGTGCAGTTGATGCTATTTGAACCAGCTGCTGTTAATGTTCTAATTGATGTTTGTAATGATGATGCTGTGTATGCACCAGTTGGGTAGATACCAACTGAAATCTGTCCAGTATTGTCATCTTCAACTTGGTATACTGCCACTGTAGCTGTCTGTTGAATGTTTTCTAAAATTGCTTCTACAGCTAATCCTGTTCCAACTTCAGCTTGTAAGTCTTGAGCTGAGTTTGAACCGTTTTCTACGATGATTTTGAAGAAATCTAACTTTGGACCGGCTAGGTTAACTGGAGCTGATTCAGCTAAAGCACCTGAAAGTGCACCGTTGTTTGTGTCAATATGGAATACCTGTTGTGCATTACCATGGGTTCTTGTAAATTCTGCCATTTTAATCTCCTATATCTAATGGTGGAATCCGTAATCGGTTCCTACTTTTATTTACCTTTTTACCCTCATTAATGACCGACGCATAAACTCATAAAATTCGTTCTGCAAACCGGTTTTACGCATCTGTAGCATAAGTCTTTGACGAATTGTGTTTTTGTCTCTTGGTGTTTGTCTTTCCCAGTTTGAGATTTGTCTACGCATTTGTATCAGTGGAGCAGGCAGAAAATCTTCCATCTGGCGTTGTAACATCAACATCATGTAGCTGTAATCACTATTGTTGAATTCTCTTTTCATTATCTGTCGTAGATTACGTTTCAGTCTAAGTTCAGGAATAGTAATCTGAGCATTCTGTATCACTCGATCCTTTACTTTTTCTGGCTTCATCAATATAGCAATTACATTGTAGAGATCTGGTTGAGAAGTTCTAAATCCAGGCCAGTTCTGTAACTTCATTATTTCTTCTGCAATTCGAGCGGCATATGCTGGATCACTGTTTACAAAAATTTGCAGTGCTAAAAGTTGTTCAAACAGTTGCTCGCCTAGTTGCTTCAGTGTTAATCCATTAAGATGTCTTGGTGTTCTATAAGCACGACTTTCGCTTAGCCAATCAAATGCAATTTTTTCTTGTTTTTTATTTTCATTAAGTCCTTTGACTCGAGCTATAGCGTTCCATCGTTGACTAACAGTATCAACCCATTCCCATTTGTCACCTGTAAATGCACTTACACCTTTAACAAATATATCCCATTCGCCTCTGTGTACATCGTCATCATCAAGGTGTCTGGAGATCTTGTATTCCAATCCATTGTGTGTCATAAGATATGCACCAGGCTCTTTTGGATGCTTTTTGGTAGCACCTTCTTTTACAACCGGTGTTGGGCGTACACTTTTTCTTGGCATTTCATAACGTTCACCAATTCTAAAAGGTGAGTCTTCTACGGCAAATACTCGATTAGGTGTTGAGAAATCTTTCTTACGCATTACAGTTTTAGCAATCAAATCCAGTTCTTTGTTGTCTTTATCGTAAACCAGTGCAAAAGGCACATTAATATTGGTTTGCAGATCTCGCATAACTGCTTCACTATCAGGTCCCATTTGGGCAATTGGTTTGCCATAACGTTTGCGTTCCTGTTTAAACAAACGTGTGAGCTCAGCTGGCACAATCGGCTTATCATTACGCTCACTGTTTACTCTGTCCATAAAATGTTTTGTAAATTCCACATCGATACCCACACTTGCAAATATTCTATCTGCAAATTGTTCTAATTGTGTCATATCTACTGCGGTAATGGCCATTATCTTTTGCCTTGTCCTCTATACATCTTGTGTGATCTTCTTTTGTGTTTGTTCATTTTACACAATGAAGGCTTTTTGCCTATGCTGGTTTTTGTAAATGTTGGTTCATGTATTGAACTTGTAGCATAAATTTTTGCCATTATGAAACTCCTGGATTGTTGGCTGCAAAATTAACTCTTGAAAATTTATCTCTATCCACAAACTTCATACCAGCACCAACATAACCTTCGTGTCCTGGAGCATCTTGTATGTTAGCTTGTACGTCTTGATCTTGACTATCAAGTTCTTTTATCAACTGATCTTTCAACATTGCAATGTTGACAAAAGAGCTGAATAACGCACTTACTGCACGACGGTTATCCTGCATCCATTCAATTATTCTTTCTGCTTGTGTTGGCATCTTCTGTGAGATCCATGGACCAAAGTCTTTTACCAAGTTAGAGAAGCCTCCGCTACGAACTTTTGAATTAATGTACTGTTTCATAAGTTTTGGAAGACTGCTGATTTTTCTTGTACGTAACTCTTGCGGATTGAAAAAAGCATCAATTTCTTGAGCATATTGATCATAGGTTTTTTGTATGTTTGAAACTAGAGTTTGGTTCAGTTTGATTTCACTTCCAGTATCTTTCATTGTACTGTCTAATACTAGTACTCCTGGAGCCTTGTCAAGCACACGTGATGTTACTGGACGTACAGTGCCTCCTGGACGATCAATTTCAGTGTGTACTGCTAGTCCAACTTCACTGGCACCAATTTGTCGGCCAAGATCTGTATCATCGCTTACTCTGTAGGTTACTTGATTTGGAGTAAAGACATATGCACCATTTTGTATTTTTGGTTTGCTAGAATACAGTAAATCTGCTTGTACAAATCCTCTGAAATGTTCAGGCACAGTTGTTGGTAACAATTGAAACAGTTTATCATAGATTCCTAAAAGATCTGTGTAGTCGCCTTTTCTATTGCTGAATACTCTGGCCATGTCTTCGGCACTGGTAGCCATTCCGTTATAGCCTTTGGCATTGAATCCACCTTTGTCGGTGAGTATAAATCTGCCATTATCATCTCTACCAAATATTATTGCTGGTTTGCCATCCCATTTGATTGTGTTTACTTTTGCTGGTTCAGCCGCACTACGTTTGATACCATCAAGTGCTTGTTGTATGCCTCTAGAACCAAGTTCAAATACTAGATCCTCAGGATGTTCAATCCTAGCACCTTCAGCCAAATATGGTTTGTAAGGAGCACGGTTGTCTGAGACTACTTCCATGCCTTGATTGACAATTCTATCACGTAGTCTTGCTAACCAATCACTGCCGCCTTCTACAACTGATTCAAAGGTAAATCCTTCTCTTTCAGCATAACCACGGAAGTCTTCAAGTTTTTGATCACGTTGTGGATCATTTTGTAACGCACCTAATATTGCTTCTACACTGAACAAATCTTTTTCAGTAGCACCTTTGTTAAGTATTAATCTTGCAATGTCTGCTGGTTGATCTGTAACAAATTCGTTTGTGGTTCTACTAATCAAGCCTTGATTTGGTGAAAGTTTATATCCGGCAGCTTTTGCAATTGAATTCATCAGTACATTACGTGTAACACCTTTGTAATCACTAGCTGGATCAGCACGCATTAGAAACTTTGAAAAGTCTGGCTTCTGAACAAACATAAAGTCAGTTTGTATATAGCCTTGATCTTCTCTGCCTGTGATTGGTGCTTTGAAATGAACACTTATTCCACTCTTACGCACCCATTCTCTAGGATCAAAGCCGTGAGATTCAGCCCACTGAGTTAGTTTGTTTTCAAGTTCTTGTTTGCTTATCGTTTTAGAGTCAACTGCTAGATCTAAATCACCTGATGTTGGTTTTTGTCCTGTGCTACCAAGCATGTTATCCATGAGAGACAATCCAGTGAGTTGCTCTAACCAAAGTACAGTAGGCTTTACATCTGTTTGATTAATACGCTTAGTTTGTATAGCACCATCAGCATCTTTGAAGACGTTGCCACCCTCTTTTAGTTTCATGTTGTAACCGCATCTAAATACTGTAGTATTTGTTTTTTAATTCCAGGATTGCTATTGATTTGTTGAGCCAGTGTTATTACAGGATCATCACTGGCAATTTTCTTTAGATCAGGCATCTTTATACCAGCAGTTTGAAATGCTTGTTGCATCACTGCTCCGTCTATGCCTTGAGTTGTAAGCCATTGTGCAATTTTAACACTATCAGTTGGTTTGCCGGCTTTTGTCCATGCTTTCATAAGTTTATCAGCAGTTACTTTAGTTGTGATATTTGTACCAACTTGACGAGCTTTTTGTCCAAGTTTGGTAACACCTTTACCAATTTGCTTTTTTAAATTTGACAGTATTCCCGGTGCTTCCATAATATTTTGTCTATAAGCACATGCAATAAACAATTTTGTGATTTGTGCTTCTGACAAAATATTAGCATTTTTGGCAACTAAACTTTCAGCTCGTTTACCCATTGGGCGTGTATAAGTTTTTACGTAATCACCGTCATCATTTATAGTTATGGTATATTGTGCTGGACGTCCAGGTGTACTATTTGCAGTATCAGTGTATACTACGTTACCGCCTTTGCTTAATCTTCGATCTACAACATCACCATCCTGAACAAGAGCCTCTTGGCTATCAGCAGTTTGTATATCACCGCGAGTTGGGTTTTCAAGTGGTTCAACTTTTGAGATAACATCAGTATCAGTTGTGTCTACTGTAGTATCTACGTTTTTAGTTGTACCCGCTTCCAAACCAGCAACGTGTGAATCCAATTGACTATTGTATTGATCAATAACGTTTTGCGGAAGTCCATCTGTGTTATCTAAATCCAGAATTGCGTTCATTTGATCAGATGTAAGTTGATCACCAGTGGTGTAATCACCAATTATATTGCTGACATTTGCATCAGCAACTGCTTCACCACCACGCACTAGATCGCCAAGTGTACTTGCACCGGCCGCCAACGCACCAGTTTTACCTGCACTGTATAACGCACTTCTTATGTCTTTACCTTGTAACAGTTGATCTGTGAGTTTAAACAAACCTAATGCGGCAGCACCACCTAAACCTGCACCACTTACACCAGCGGCAGCAATCAATGCGGCATAGATAAAACCTTGCATAATAGGATGTTTTTCTGCAAACTGACGATATTTTTTAACCGCTTGCATTACACGACCTTCGTCGCCACCTGCACTTTGCTTCAGTTGTTCAGCGGCTGCATCATATTTTTGTGCAAAGCCTTGCATAGGTCCAGAATTGTAAACTTTTGCCTTTAGATCATTCCAAGGTTTAACAATTGCTTGATTAACTTTGTCTACGCCTTTACCAACTGCCGTACGGTTTGATCCAGCCTCAGTTGCAGTTTTTTCTATTTCTGCAAACAAACCTTGTATCTGTTGTGGTGAAAGTGCAGCTTCACGAAGTTGATATTCCACGTTTTCCCAAACAAGATAGGTATCGAGATTGGTTCGGTTAAGACTTTCTAGTAATGCATGTCTTGATTCATGTTTTTTTAATTCGGTGATCCTCATGCTATTGCTTTCTTCAATTTCTGTTTGCTCGGAGCATCTAATTTATCTATTGCACCTATCGTACCGGGGGATGCTTTTTCGATAGCCGCACGTAGTCCTGCCATCTTTGGATCATTGAGATCAATTTTTTGTCCACCAATTTTAGCAGTAGGAACTTTTGTTTTTTGAGCAACGTCTTTTGCAGTGGTTGATACTATCTTACCTGTACTGTCTCTTTGCGGTGCGGTTGACTGTTTAGCTTGTTGACTTTTAGGCACATTAGTCATGTAACTTGGTTTGCGTTTTTTCCAATCATCATTGGCTTGATCCATGCCTTGTTTCACTGCACTTGTTTTGCCCTTGTTCATTGCTTGCGAAATTGGATCAGTTCCTTGACCTTGCTTGTTTTGATTACGTGCAATGCTTTTCTGTATTGCTTTTTGATCCGGGTTAGCGGCAGAGGCTTGTGCACCTGTTGTTCCTAGTCTTTTTTCTAGTTCTGCTTTTCTTTGTGCTTCAGCATCGGTTTTTTGTAACTTTGCAGCCAATCCAGCAGCCTTATTACGTTGTGTAAGACTACCACTTTGAGCGTTTTTTCCAATGCTTGCACCACCGACACCGGTGTAGGTTTGTTGGCTACGATCAGGAAGGCCACTTTGCCAATTATAACCGGTGACATCGTCAACTTTGTCTAGTGTTTTTTGTGCTAGTGCATCTACTCTGCCAATTCCAGTTTGTACTGCACCGGCGGCTCTTTTTAAAAACCCTGGACCTTGTGCTTTTGCTTGTGCGGTAGGTGCTTTATAATCTTTACCAGCAACCT